CCAAAAAAAACAATAATATCTGGTTCAATTAAAATCTATATATTATTTATAATGATATTACACTATATTTCAATACCAACATTTTTAATTAGTTTTGCGATTGGAATATTTTTCATTTATATTTTAGGACCTGAAATGAAAACCATTTTAATCTATCCTACCCCAGAAAATGTGGATAAGATTTTATTTAAAGATAAGGCAGACAATTGCTTTTATTTTGATCAAATTGAAGCGGAATGTCCGAAGGATTTTTCATTGTTATCGTACATTCCAATACAAGCATAACATCCTCCAAACACCGTAAAAAGATTGTGTTTTTATTTTTTATGCTAGTATATAAATGGTAGAATTTGGTAAATTTGTTCACACGAAAACCGGAAAATATATAATGTCGATATTATTGGGGTTTGGTTTGGCCTCATTATTTAGAACAGTGTGTAAAGACAAAGAATGTGTCATTTTTCATGCTCCACCTTTAGAAGAAACAAAGAACAAAGTATATAAACATGGAAGTAAATGTTATAAATATGTTCCTACTGCGACAAAATGTGATTCTAATAAAAAAATAGTTGGGTTTTAGTTGGTTTTTATTTGGTTTCTTTTTAGCCTTTTATATTATAATAATTGCGTAATTATTATAATGAATCATTCTTTACAGTAATTATGTCTGACACAACTAGCATTTTAGATTTACCAACCGATCCGGTTGGAGGAGGAAATATGGGTAATATAACTTTAACTGCTTCCGAAAATGTAGTCAGTCAAAGCAATACCGCAAACCCAAATCAGAGTCAAAGTGCCTTTAGTTTAGATCAATCAACCATTAGTCAAATTGTAAGCGGTCTTCAACAAGCTAGCGCTAATGGCGCAACGCAATTACCATCAAGAGATATCCCTATGAACACTTCAGCGATTACAAATGATCCGAATATTCAACCCAATTATATTCCTCCTCCCACATCGAATGCGGATTATATACAAAATTATGAGCAATCTGAGGATATGATATATGAATACAATAGAAACGCACAAAAAAGCGATTCGTTGGACGACATGTATGCGGAAATACAAACACCTCTTTTGTTAGCAGTGCTTTATTTTTTGTTTCAACTACCCTTTTTCCGAAAATATTTATTTGCTTATTTGCCCATTCTTTTTTCAAATGACGGCAATTTAAACATTAATGGATTTATTTTTAGTAGTGTTTTATTTGGATTCTTATTTTATACATTAAATAAAATTACCAACAATTTTAATCGGTTCTAATCGATTCTTGGAGGAAAACGTAGTCGAAGCGAAGCGAGTCGAAGTTTTCCGATTATATTCCGTATACGTAGTCGAAGGAATATCAAATAATAAATAATTCTGGTACGAAATGTGCTTTGTGACAATTATCATGAAACGCCTGTTGACCTTGATCGGTGTATGTACTTTCCCCATCTTCTACTGCCAACATGGGCGAAATAAGCGCTCTATTTCCCTCTTTTGTAAATATCCAATCCGCACTAAACGGCGTTAATTCTTTATTTTCGATTGTTTGGTCCGCATAATGAGTCGCATATTTGTCTATCAGTCTTTTAGCATGCGTTCTTGATAACATATACATTTGAGCTCCCCAAACATTATCCGGAAAATTGTGGTAGGTATAAGAAGCACTGGGATGAACCGTATGTTTCGTAGAAAATCCATTAGAATCGGCGCGAATTTTAAAAGGCACCAAATATCCTAATAATAAAACATCTAAATTTAAAATTTTAAAATCCAATATAATTTTAAGTAAAACTGTTTTTAGATTCTTATGGATATAAATGTCATCTTCGCAAAAAATACCGAATTCTTTATCAGTGTTATAATAAAAATCTTGTATCATATCTAGGTGACCATACGCGCACGACCATACACGTTTGTCTCCATCACTTATATTACGGTTTATTAATCTATCGTCTGTAAAATATACGCCTTCATAAAATGTACAGTCAATGTCTATGGTTTCAAACCGTTGGGTCATTTCGGTTTTTCTTTTAGGATTGTTTAAAGATAGACAATAAAACTGGTAATTTTGATTCATTTACACGGCTTTCTATATAAAGGACATAATAATATTTTTAAGTGTTTTTGCTTCTATCTTCTATCTTCTATCTTCTATCTTCTATCTTCTATCTTATAACTACATTTCGTTATAACTCTAGATAGTAAATATTATTCTATACTAATTACCTAACTAAATGATATCCGAATACGTGAATAAATTAATTGAAAATTTACCTAACGAATTTAAAAATAGTAAAACTCCGTTAAAAATGGATTTGGTTTTAGATGGTGGAATATTCAATGGCAGTTATCTCGTTGGATCGCTGTATTTTCTAAAAGAAATGGAGCGTCGTAAATATATTAAAATAGAGCGCATTTCTGGCTGTAGTATCGGCTCCGTTGCGGCCTTTTTATATTTTATAGATTCTTTAGACTCAATGACCAGTTTATACGCGATTATTCATCAAGATTTTAAGGAAAAATATAAATTAAACGCAATATTTGATCTTAAACAATATTTAGGGGATAAAATACCCCATGATATATGTAGTAAGGTGAATAATCGCCTATTTATTACTTATAATAATATCAAAAAGAGGACGAAACCGGTGAAATGTAAATATGCGACCGTCGACGAAATAATAAACACCATCATTAAATCGTGTTTTATACCTTATTTGGTGGATGGTAACATTTTATACGAGGATAAATATATTGATGGGATAAATCCATATATTTTTAAGAAGAAGACTGATAGGAAAATATTGTATCTCGATTTATTTGGATACGACAAAATAGGGAATTTATTGAACGTGAAAAATGAGAAGACGAATTATCATCGTATTTTATCTGGGTTATTAGATATTCACAGTTTTTACATTAAACAGTCAAATACACAAATGTGTAGTTATGTAAATGATTGGTCTATATCGGCAATATTATTTAATTATTTGAAAAAAATCATTGAAAAATGCTGTATTTACATGACCTATTTTTTGTTATTTATTAAAAAAAATATATCGGTTGAATTTGGAGAGACGATACTATGCAAAATTTTGGACAAGATTTTTAAAGATATATTTGTTATCATTTTAGACACATATTGCTTGTAATTTGGAGGAAAACGTAGATGAAGCATAGCGAATCGAAGTTTTCCGATTATATTCCGAAGACTTTAGTCGAAGGAATATGGCTATTTATTTTTAGAAGGTACTCGTAGTATTATTATAACTATAACTTGCGTTAATTATGCCATTATTTATAGTAATTGAATAAGAACCAATCGGATTAAGTGCGGTGGATTGAGTCCATTTAGAACGACCTATGGAGTCATACGCAGCTACACTAAAAACATAATATTTTCCATATGTTAATCCTCCTATAGTATATCTTATTGCCGTAGGGTCTATGCGCGGCGTTGTGATAATTCTTGAGGGGTTACTTGTGTCCCAATATTTTATTGTATATGCGATTACATTACTGCTATCAGTCGGATGGTCCCAATAGACATTAATTGCTCCTAATAAAGGTCCGCTGGATGCGTCTATTATATTATTTAATACTCTAATATTTTGTGGTGCGGCTTGTTGAGTAAACATAGCTTTATAAGTAAACCCATTCAACGAATCAAGAGTAAGACTAGCAAATGATCCACTACTGTCCGTTAAATAATATGCAGTATCACTATCATTTGACCCAAATGCACCACTACTTATAGTAGGAAGATTTCCATAAAAATAAGTTTTTGATAAACTACTACAATTTTGAAATGCGAGTGAACCTATACTAGTTACACCAGATCCAATAGTAACACTTTTCAAATTATTACAATTTTGGAATGTAGTTGGATTAATTATAGTTACTAAATCAGGAATAATGATATTTGATAAATCAGTACAGCTGTTGAACGCATTAATCCCAATACTTGTGACATTGCTGCCTATAATAGGACTTATTAAACTAGTACATCCTCGGAACGCATCTGAACCAATAGTAGTAACTCTATTTGGGATAACGATGTTTGCCAAACTAGTACATGATTGGAACGCATTATTACCAATACTTTTAATACCATCGCCAATGATGATATTGGCCAAATTAGTACAACCTTTGAACGCATTATTACTAATACTACTAATACCAATAGGTAATTCGACAAAACTAACGTCAATAATCGTAGATTGTATTTCGACGTTTATCAACCCACTACAATCTTGAAATACTGACTCACCCATAGTTACAATATTATATGGAATGATAATACTGGTTAAACCACTACACCCTTCAAACGCATTATTAGTAATGCTTTTTACATTTGAACCAAGAGTAATACTTGTCAGATTCTTACAATTATAGAAAGAGTTTTGACCAATAGTAGTAACCGTACTTGGTATTGTATATGAAGTTCTTGTATTTCCTACAGGATACTGAAGTAATGATGTTCCGCTAATATCAAATAATACACCATCAACATCCTTATATGTTGTATTTGAAGGATCTACCGTAATATTAGTCAACGCCGCGCAATTATAGAATGGATTCGGTGGGGAAATAACGGTGACACTCTTTGGTATAGTAATACTCGATAGAGCCGTACACGATCCAAACGCAGAATCATATAAGCTATTAACTCCGTTTGGAAGTGTAACAGTTGCTAATTTACTGCAACCTTGGAATGCCTTTGAGTTAATCTTTATATTATTCGGATTATTATTTATATTACCAATATATTCAATAGTAACACTTGTTAAATTAACGCAATTTTGGAACGCGCTGGCACCAATATCTAAATTACCATCGGTTTTAATAGTAATACTAGTCAGATTAGATTTTGATAAAAAAGCATTTGCTGAAATAGATGTAACTTTGAATGATGATGTATTATACGAAACATCATTATATATTGTAATTTCTCCTGAAATAGTAGAAGATTGTGCCGCGACTATTGCGGTTGTAATGGTATTTTTTGTATAAACGACACGTTCATTAGTAAACGTATTATTAATTACAACAATCAATAAAGCAGAATAATTTTGTATTTTTTCATTAAAATAGATGGCTTGTATATCTTCTTGGGTCGATTCTAATATCCAATCTCCGCCGTATTTTATATTACCAGTATTATCTATGGATGCTCCGATCGGAATACCTGTCAAATCGTGTATGTTTGTATAGTACTGTTTCCATCTCATGTTTTTCAATGTATTACATGCTAAAAAATCCATATTTGATAAATGAAATTGTTTTATTACATCTACGATAAATTGCGTGTTTGTATCTGAAAATATCAATTCATTGTTTAAAAAATAAGGAGTTTCGCTAAAATGGCATACTACCGCTATACGTGTAATATTCTGAAATTTGCTAGTTAGTAGTGTCAATAATTGTTCTCTCGTACAACTACTAGTGTAAATAATAGGAAATGTATTTGCGTTCGCATAATTTCGGAATTCTTTCACAGAAGAATCGATAAGCATTATATTTTGTATAGCAGTTGTTTCTATAGAATCATTATATATAAGCGATTGTTCGGTTGCCATTATATATAATCATATTATATAATATATTATGAATATATTATGTAATGCGTATAGCTTATTTGTTTGTTCTAATTGAACTGTTTTTGAGATTGGTTTAGTGCTTGGGTTTGTTTTTTATGAGCTATATGTAGTTCTTTATTTAATTTCGATATTATATTATTTTTCTCTTCTACATTCATTTTTTTCAATTCCATTAATATTTGTGAAAATGGGCTTAGTGGGCTTAATGTTTCAGTTATCATACCATTTGCTATCATTTTTCCTACTTTATTCTCCTCTAATAAAATATTATATACAGTTTCGTTTATACAGGCCTCTTTTATGATAGTGGTTCCATTTACTAAATCCTTTGCTTTTACCATACATCTATTGTAAAACACTTTGTGGCATCCTGTTAAAAAGGTGTCTTCATTAGGGACATTTTTATATAATGACCCCTTTTTCATTAACACCATATAATTATCTATATTTGCTGTTTTTGATACAAACAATACTTTCTTACCTAATATACTGTGGTTTTCGGTAATTGTTTCTATTGATAGAACACCTTGATCTGTCGCAATTTTAGTTCCTGCTTTAAAACATATATTTGCTACAGGTAGAGCTTCTATAGGACCTATTACACTAGTTACCGAAGTTGTCCAATATACATTATAATCATCATTATAAGTTACGGTTACTTGTATATATTTATTAGCATCATCTTGAGTTAAAATATATGTTTGGTTAGACGCATCTGGGATATTAGAATAAATTCCACCTACGGTTGATGACCGTAACCATTGGTAAGAAATATTCGTAGGGTTATCTATATCTGTTAAAATAGCACTAATAGTTTGATTTTGAGTTGCTGTTCCAGATATATCTACTATACCAGGGTCTTGTATTGGGCCATTTTTATTTGATGCTGATTTTTCAATCCCATAACTATCTATATAAGTTATTTGAACATTTATATATTTGCCTATGTCTTCTTGCCTTAAAACATATGTTTTATCATTCTCATCCGAAATAATAATAAAATTTGACATATCTGGAGTATTTGCTCTAGACCATATATAGGAAGAAATATATGGTTGTGGATTAATATTTAAAATGGCAGATAATGTAGTACCCTTAAATAAATCTCCGTCTAATATAACTGGAAGACCTGATTGTGTAGGTGGAGTATAAAAAGGATCCGGAATTACATAAGTAGTAGCAGGTATTTGTATAGTTTTACTAACTGTATATGGGGTTCCTGATAACCGATAACTTAACTCTCCGCGTATATATCCATTTAAGTCTGTCGGTGTTAATTGATATTGTGAAGAAATGCCATTTGTAAAGGGACCTACATAATTAGAGGATTTGAATAAATTGTTAGAAATAAACTGAATTGAAGGAGGAGGAGGAGGAATAAAAGAAATCAACAAAGAAGAATAATTTTGTATCTGATCATTAAAATAGATGGTTTGAATATCTTCTTGGGTTGATTCTAAAATCCAATCACCTCCATATTTTATATTGCCAGTATTATCATTTGACGCACCAATAGGGATGCCGGTTGCGGCATATAACGTCGCATAAAAAGTGGTCCACAACGTGCTCTGTAAGGTATCACATGCTAAAAAATCAATATGTGTTAAATGAAATTGTTTCGTTATATCAACGATACATTGAGTATTCATCTCTGAAAATAATATATCCTCATTTAAAAACAAAAGTGATTCGCTAAAATGGCATACTATAGCTATGCGCGAAATATTATTGAATTTGCTAGATAATATCGTCAATAATTGCTCTCTTGTACAACTTCTCGTATAAACAATAGGAAACGTGTTCGCATTCGCATATTGTTGAAACTCTTTGACCGAAGAATCTATAAGCAACACATTTTGAATAGAACTGGTGTCTATAGAATCATCGTATATAAATGATACTATTGGTAATATATTTGTCTCTGATGTTTCCGTTTCCATTATAATTATATATATTTGTATATAATTATATTTTAGTAAATAGCACCCTTTTTATTTTTTCTCGTTTTTCTCCCATAAATATCAAAGAATTTTTTTATTGTTTTTGTTTTCTTCCTTTTTTGTTTTTGTTTTTGAGTTTGAGTTGGTTTTGGATTTGAGTTTGTCTTACTTTTTTGTATTGGCTGGATTATATTAT